AGATCTGCTCAGGACTGAGGCGCATGCCGCCAGGTGCTTTTTTATCGTATTCCATGATTTCCCTTTATTCGTACCATTCCAATGCCATAAATGCAGCGTGACTTGTACCATTCACATTTGTTAAGCGGAACAAGTAGTTTGTCAATGGCTTCAGCACATATTCAAGTGAGCCAGCAGTACCACCAGCAGATTTCTTGCCAACACCGCCAGGAATAATCTGCGCATCAAGTTGAGTTCCAAGTGATGTAACGGTTGGATTGATGACCATTGCTACTTGGCTTGGATTGCTGACAGCGTAATTGCGATTTCGGTTGATCGGCGTAAATGAAGTGCCACCAGTCGTTGCCGTTCCTTCGTAGACGTACAACTCCGCATCACCCAAACACAATCCATCAAGAGTCAAATGCGGAAACACACCAGCAGGTGAAGCCAACACAATGTCAATGCTTGCGTTTGCTGCCAACGGTGCAGAATCTGGTGCAAGCTTGTACGCAAAGAATGCTCTGCCATCGTGATTGCGCTGGTGATTGACATCAACAACAATGACAGGCGCATCAGCGCCAGCAATTACTTGCTCGCCAGCGTTGTTCTTGTGGGTCAGTGCAACAAACTGCGCCTTTTGGTTTTCTGACTCACGAGTAACTAACAGGGTTGCCATTATTTGCTCTTTTGTTTAACACCAGCTTCAGACATGGCAATAGCCACGGCTTGCTTTTGATTGGTTACCTTGTCGCCACTGGAGCTTTTGAGCTTGCCAGCTTTGTACTCACGCATAACCTTGGCAACCTTTTCTTGCATTTTTGTTTTGCTGTCTTTCATTTGTTTTCCTTTGCCGCCGCCATGTTGTCTATCAAATTTGGATATGGTCTACCTGCTTTAGCGGCACGGCGCATGGCGTTGCGTTTCTCAACTGGAGAAAGCGGCTTAGACTTACCTAAGTCCTTTGGTCTTGGTTTATCCCAAACTTCTTTCATGGTTTTGCTCCACCAAGTAGTGGTCGTGTTGCTTTGCGAGAGACAGCACCAAGCCTAGCGGCACGGCGCTCACCAACTTCACGTTTAAATGTTTGTTCAATATTTTTACGTTGCTCGTCAAATTGAGTTTGATCAAACTTTTCAGTTGCTGGTGACTTAGGAGCTACTGGTGCAACAGGAGCTTTCTCTGTGAACTTTGGAATTTCCCTTGGCTCGTAATATGTGTACTCCTCTTCAACTGGGTAGTACTGTGGCCCAATGGCATATGGATCAGCAATTGGTGCTGGAATCCATTTTGTTTCTTTTCCTTTTTTCTCAATGACTGGATTCTTTTCAATCTCAGCAAGTGTTGCGTTGTATTGTTCCAATTTCTTTTTGTACGCAGACATTTGAGATTCATACGCAGGCATAACAGTACTTTGGTACTTTGTCATTTCTTCTTCAAAAGGCTTCATTTTTTCATTGACAGCCTGTGAATATTTTGCGTACTCAGTCTCATATTGACCTGTAACACCAGCAATTTCTTGCTGATACTGTTGTGCAAGTCGAGAAATATCAGATGTACTGCGTCTTGCAGCCATTCGTTTTTGATATTGTGTTGCCATTACTGCACCATCATTCCTGCGCCAAGGGTTGTTGAGCTAATGCCAAGCTCAGAATCCATGCGCTCTTGAGACAACAAAGATCTGCGACCACCACGAGTGCGAGCCTTCAGTGCAGATGCTTCAGCGGCAGCGGCCTTGCGGCGCTCTTCTTCAGCGGCAGCTTGCACTTCTTTTGCCTTAGCTTCCATTGCCGCTTTGTTCTCACCGTATTGCAGTTGAGCAGTTTCAAACTGTTGCTTTGCAAGCTTGGCTTGTTGTTCAAGTGAAGCACCTTGCTTAGAGTATTCAAGAGTCTGCTTTGCAAGTTCTTGTCGCATAGCTGCGGCATCTCTTTGCTGTTGCATCAGTGCTTGTCTTTGCTGATCTTCAGCACTTTTGCGTGAGCGTCTTGCTTCGTTTGCTTGATACAAGCTTCCACCAATAATGGCTGCGGCAATCAATGGCATGGTCTAACTCCTTATTAAAACTTGGTCAACTTTTTTGGCATCGGTTTCTTCGGTTGCATGGATGCAATACCACACACTGTCAGTTACCGCAATCACTTCATGATTCTTACCAGCCGCAATGTTGATGCAAGCTGGCGCATGGTATTCAATCTCAACATCATCAACCTTCACGACAACCCAGCCCTCAGCAAGGATGCTCATGTGGTCATAAACGTGTTTGTGTTGAAGTATGAAATGATCTTGTGGCAGACGGATCTCCTTGGCATACAAGCCATCAGAGAAAAAGTGTGCTACAGACTCAATCATGCGCCGATTCTATGCGCTCTAAAAGCAAAAGCAATACTATGCTATCAGCGTGATAGCTTATGTGAACACATCAAAGTCGGTACTGGCGTTCATTTGCTGTCCCATGGGTCTGGCGCCATAGGTTGGACTGCGGGTCATGCGGTTGTATTCGCCACCGCCCAGCATTAAATAGCCAAAGGAATCGCCAATGTGCGAGTGTTCGTTTTTGTTTGGGGCATCTCGGAACCGCTCGTGTCCTGCGCCAACGGCGATGCGCTTAAAGTGATATCCACCTGCTAGCGCTTTGCGCAAAAGCTTGCATTCTCGGTTGACAATCAGACCAGGCTTGCCACTGATCAGCCTTTGCATGGGTGCGGCAGATGCTTCTCGGCGCACTTTGAAGTCATTGCTGGCAGTTGGCTGGGCTTTTAAGCCAAGGGTTCGCAGGAAATCAAAGGCTGTCACCTCATAGATAGCATCTCGTGCCATACCAGCGGGGTCACCCCATATCATTACTTGGTGATTGGGGTATCTTGCGTTCAGTTCAGCCAGCAGTTGAGTGCCAAAACGCTCCAGTCCCATGTCAAAAGTGACGATTTCTTGGTGGATCAGCCATCTTCCGTTGGGCAAACGCTGTCCAATGGTGGCTGCTGGGGTCAAACCAAAGTCCAATCCGACCTGAATTGGCACGGTCATGTCGATTTCGGTGTCGCCAGACATGGTGCTGTCCTCGTACTCAGGCCATACTGGTCTGCCTTCTTGGACATAGGTGTACTCGCCACCCGCATAGCACTTGATCCAGTCTAGATTCTTGCCGCCCAGCATCTGCAAGTAGTAGCCAGCGGGTAGATTGTTGATGTTTTCTGCTTTTGGGTTGATCTTCCACCATTTGCCAGCACTGAAAATGTGATCATTGGCTTCGGGAAACTCAGGCAAGTCATCGGTGTTGACCTCGGTCACACCGCCTGGCTGTCTCCAAAACTTCCACGCAAACTTGCCAGTCAGCTTTTCCTTCTCTGCCATCCTGTGCCACCAATGGTCATCGTCCATCGGATTGGTATCCATCCAAATGCCAGACCAAGACGCACCGCCATCCCTTTTGGTTGGGTATCGTCCGACACGGTGAGTCAATCCATCGATCACAGCCTTGGGCAGCTCCCTTGCTTCGTTCACCCAAGCGCCAGTCAGCTCCAGCGACAGCAGTTTGCGCACATCTTTGGGTTGATCAAGAGCCAAGAAGATCACTTCGCAGTCAATACCAGCGGCATCTCCACGAGCAGGCAGTCGGATGTGGTGGGTAATCGGTGGTGTCCACAGCATCGGGCCAAATGTGCCTTCAGGAAACAGATCCAACCACGTTTTGATGGTGGTGGTCTTGAGCATGGGGTAGCTGTTTCTCACCACAGCCCAGCGGGAATACCTGATTCCGTCAACAGGACTGGGTGCTTGCTGGACAGCCTTGACCATGATCTTGGCAGCACAGCCATAAGACTTGCCACTGCCGACTGGCCCCATAATTCCTTGGACAAAGTCGTTGTTTTGGATGAAATCGTAGATTACAGGCGACTTGCTGAAGTCCAAATCAATGCCAGCCATCGGCACTGCTTTTGAACTCTGCTCTTTATGTTTTGTCATTCAATGTCCTGCACATCGGGTGCTTTCATATTGATACCAATGACAGACGGCTTTTGTCCATCATCTGGCGTATCCAGCAGACCAGAGGCTTTTGCCAGTATGCGCAACACTTGAACCTTGTCAAACAGTTCAATGTCAATGACTGCGTTGCCTTCTTTGTCTACTCGTTGGCTGATCTTCTTAATGGATTGCAGTGCATGTTCAGGGATCTTGCTGCTGGCTTTGACTCGCACATTGCCAGAGTCATCCCATTCCATGATGTCAGTGATCTTGGTGTTTGCCATGGTGAGCAGGCTATAAGCCACGGCTTCACGGTTGGCAACAATAGTTTGCGATCTCTCAATACGCTGGACGACATTACGAACACCACCCCATCCTTTTACGGAGGGGTAAGTGCCGTTTGTCTTCTTTTCTACCTTGTCAACCATCAAAAGCAGTTGGTATTGCAGTTGTTGCCATAGCAACAGGTCGTGCAAGTGACGTACTTACCATTTGCATACACAGAATGGGTCACGCAAGATGCCCATACGGTGAGGGTAGAGGCGGCTAACCAAATGCCAATCAAAGCTTTTTTCATGTAAGTCTCCGTGTTAATCAAAAAGGGATGTCGTCATCCATGTCAGCAACAGCACTACGCACAGGTTTCTGTACAAGAGCAGGCTTCTTGGATTCATAACCGCCAGATTGTTGTTCAACAGGAGCGCCAAGCTTCAAGCTGAACCAGACGTTGCCAGTCTTTGCATCAACATTGCGCCATGCCGACAACCAGAACTGTTGACCAGATTGGTCTGTCCACTTACCTGTTAGATCAGGATGTGAATCTTTTTCTTTGCGGGTATTTTTGCGCAGGTTCCCACCTGCTTTAGCAGCTTCCATCTGTTATCTCCTTTTTGAAGTGCGAACATATGCTATCACGATGCAAGCATTGCAGACAACAATTATTTGTGGCATAGTTCAGTTGGGGCCATCACTCAGCCCTCCACAAGGCAGGCAGCTTACCAAGTGGGATAAACGTACCGAATCCATCAGGACTTCCAGTAGCCAGACAGCGAACAGGGCCATACAGGTGGAGCCAACAACTAACAATTGTCGGTCAGGTTAGATAAACAAGGTGCTGCATCTCTAACGAGATAAATATCACTTTTTTTAGTGAGTGCCATAGTTCGTCCACCAACT